TTTCGGTATTAAAGTTATACGATCCCCAGCAATACCATATCCAACCAAGGGGGTATCGGGAGGCAGATCGCTGTCTGCAAGCGCGGCGCGAACCAAACTGCTGATTCCCTCTTGAGCTTCGTGCAAGAAGTATCTTGGATCGATTCTTTTTGTGTTCTTTCTGTGTGCCATAATTAATTCCTATTTGTTTAATGTGGAGCCTCTCGGCCCCACCTAAAGTATGCTGCCTGAGCAGCACCTACGAACTGGCTGGATCATCCACTTTTTCATAATAAATTCTCACCTCCTTTATGGGACTAATGACTTAGTCTAATCCCGTAGTCATCCACCATCATGTTAATCAGGTAGGATGTACCAGCGCCAATACACCCGCAAATAAACGCAGTTACGAGTGTACAATCAAAATTAAATAGTTCTGTATAAGGACTTACGCCCCAAAGAAAGACACCAACCCAGAATCCCATGCACAAGCAGCAGTTGAATACTTTACCCAATCCGCCCCATGCATCGGGAGGTGGCCGCACTTTGTTGAAAATAGATCCGTGAACAATAATAAAAGTCATGCCATATGCGGCAAGTATAAAATATAATAATTCCATTCTAATAGCGATTGCGTAATGGGTAGTAATAGTAACCCGGACGCATCGAACCCTTCTGAGCATACTGAGGAACTTCCCCGTACTCTGTGGAGTCGCGATCGGACGGATGGGTGTACATGTCTTCCAACTCTTTTTCGTACTGATCGGCCACTTTTTCGTGGTGTGATTCGATGCTTAAAAATTCAGCAATGGTATAAACGGCTGCCTGCAACGAATTCACCTGATCATTTTTAAAAATTTCACCCTCTAGCGAACGAAAAACGTTGCCCCCCTGAACCGAGGCTCGATCAATAATTCCCTTATCGGCCAACAGTTCAAAAAGCCTTGTTTGATGATCATAAACATCTTCGGTGGCCATAGATTTAGGAAAGGTAACAACTTTTAGGGTCTCCGGAACCACCGCAATATCAATTTTGGTATGATCCATAATAAGCAACGAGCCATCTAAAGCCTTGCGAGCGTTTAACTCAACAGTAGCCTGCGGACCTCCGACTTTAATTTTAATCATGGGGTCGCAACTCCCTAGCCAGTTCTTGCGTTTTCAGCATCTTATTTAAGTCGGCCTCTGTAAAGTCGCGCTTGCGGAATTCCTCTAGGTAATCAATTACTTGAGAAGTTTTTTGCGAGATAAGGGGTTCAAGATCGGCATCTATCGCTTCACTAAGTGAGCCCTTCAGCCTTGATAATTCTTCATTGAGATAGAGACGCAACTCAAACCCATCATCTGCAAAACTTGTAATGAACCGATTCAACAGTTCTTTTTGTTCTTGTAAGAGCGATCCATATTTTTCATTATACTTTTTAATGAACGAATTATAGGTCAATGTATCTAAAGATGCCATTGAAGCAGAAGGTCGGAAGTCGAGCTTTTCGCTCATCTTATCAACAATAGCCTGTTCAAAAAGTACTCTTTTCTTAACGCTTGTCTTGGGATTAAAAATAGCGTTTACGGAGGCTAAAGACTTGAAGTTGGGAACGAACCTTCCCCACATCCCCTTGCCCAGTCCTTTATTAATGGCGGTTATAATACGAGATTGTGCGTCAAAAATTGTCTCTTCTTCGAGCAACTCGTGGGCCCGCTTTGTTTCGTGTAAAAGCCTTTCTGCAAGGCGTTGCTGAATATTCGCAGTGGATAACAACACGCCATAAAGCTGGAGCTCTTCAGCAAGTGGTGCTCCTTTTACAAAGAATTCTTTTAAAATTGAAATAGTTTTATTTTTTCTTGCAGCATTTTTCTCTACAATAGCCTTTGTCAACTCTCTTGTTAGGGTCTCATAAATAAATGCGGTGTTACGCTTCTTGTTATGTTTCATCTTTTTCAGTCTCTTTTGTCTCTAACTGTTCCACAAGCCTGCGAACTTTCACAGTATTTTCAATCATGCGCAATTCGCTCTTGTTATAAATAGATTCATTTCGTCGTTTCGAACTCATTCCTAAAGTTACATCAGGCATATCGCCACGAGGATTGCCCATACCTGAACCTCGATTCTGGCGTGGTGTGTTTACCTCCATGCCCTGCGCTTCCCTTCTAAAAGAACGACGTCGAGGGCCAGGGGCGTGATCTACACGCCCATCGGGACCGTCATCGCGGCGTCCAGGTGCTGCCAGGAGAGGAGATTCTTCCCCCCCGCCGGCTTCAGGTTCACCGCCGAGATCTTCTCCTCCCATATCGCCACCAAGGTCGCCCAGATCGCCACCAAGGTCGCCTTCACCACCACCTAGATCACCTAAGCCGCCCTCTTCCGCGGCGCCTTCTTCGGCAACCCCTTCAAGTTCTTGCTGCCACTTACGATCATAAAATGACTCACGCTGATTGCGAAGGAACTCGTCATCAGAAAGTCCAAGAATGTGCTGAGCAATCCAGTGCTTGCTATACGTACCCTCTGGAACTGCGGCTGCGGTATCAAACTTGGTACGAAGGTATTCAAGCGTCTGAAGTTCTGCGAGACGTGAGGGATTATTTAAAGTTAAATCAAAGCTAAGCAGGTCTTCCCCACGAAAGCCAAGAGTATAAAGATGAACGACTGCGATCTTTTCGAGTTCACTAATAAAGGGGCGCTGAAGTCTCTGGATAGTTCGAGCAAAGCGAATATCTTTTTGGGAAAGGGTCGTCTTATCCTCGGTATCTCCTTCCAAATTTGTCAAGTAAGCTTGTGGAATCTTAATTGCGGCAAACAACTTGTCTCTCATATACTTAACATCTTCAATGTCGTCGAGAGATTTGGCGCCAGGTAATGAAGTAATGTCGGATCCAACACCACCCCGCATAGGAATGAAGTAGTCTTCTTCCAAAGACAGCGGGTTGTAACGAAGATCCACACGGCCAGTAGCAGAGTCCACCAAGGTATTGCGCTTCATCTCAGTCTTTACTTTTTCCATATACTGCGAGACATCTTGAGGAGGAATGTTCCCTACATCAATTTTAAATACGCGGCGCTCAGGGGCGCGCACTACACGGTAAGCAATCATCGCATCCTCTAAAAGCGTTAATTGCCTCCAGATACGACGGGCAGGATCGAAAACGGATGTTCCATAAGGAGCATGGCGATCATTACCTAGAATACGGAAATGTGCAACCTGCCAATTTTCAAACGTTATGCCGGCGCCGTTCCACTGGTATTGAATGTAATTGGGGTTAGTAGGATCTTGTCCTTCTAGTCTTTCAACCTCGTTATTAGGAAGGCCGATGAGAGAGGTAATTCCTAGCTTTTCATCCACGTCTAAATAAAGGAACAAATCTCCATACTTACACATCGAACGAGACCAGCCAAAAGCATTGGCCTCGATGTTAAGAACATCATAAAACAACGAATGAAGAATCGTTTTAATTTCTAAATTCATGCAGTTGACTGAAAGGAGTTTATCAAACTCATTAGAGGTGGTCATCTCATCGGCGTAGATATCTAGGGCAGACGCGAGCTCGGGCGTATACTCCATCTGTTCAAAGTCTGTATAACGCTCGGCCCTATTTTGATTGCGAAATGCGGCAGACGTAAATAAATTATAGTTCTGCGACATGTTGTTGTCATGTCGTTTGAACTCCTGACCGCTTAGAGAACGAAACCGATAACGATATTTATCCAGGTCGCCGCGGCGTTCTTGCCGGGCAATCTGCGCACGGTAATTTATGATCGGTCCAGATAAAAGTCTTGTTAGCCTCTTAAATAATGGGGCTGCTGGGTTTCTGGTATTCTGCTCGTTACTTGGCATTGTTTATCCTTTTATTAAAGCAACGTATTGCTCATTAAATTTTTTAGCTGTCTCTGTTTGCTGACTACTATTCGAGCTATTGTGGCCCGTCATTCCCGGTATGCTAGTAGCAAGATCGGTTCTAGAGGTAGAAATTGACGACAAAAATTCCTTGCTATATTCAAGATTCCTTTGACTTTCAACAATTACAGTATCTCTAACCCAACATCCAATAGCAAATGACATAACCAAATCATCATTATAGCTTCTCATTGCCTGTGGCCTGCCGCTGTGCCAAATAAACGTTTTCATTTCAGAAAGTAACCGATTTGAATTAATCTTAATTAGTTTGTTTCTCATAAACTCTTCCATCTTCGCAACGATAAGGGGCCTCGTTTTTGAAGATGTGGTAAAACCAGGAATGACATTAGATTTCCATTGTGCTGTAACCGGGTCCACATATTGATGATCCCCCTTGTTGGAATGATATAGATTATGATACCCCTTATCAAGCAATTTTTTAAGTACTGCGTAACCTATGTTGTTGTTTTCTATAACCAACATGGGATTCCCGTACTCCGCCCCAACGTTCCATAAGATATCAGCAAAGTCATCAGGAGTTGGTTTCCCGATGTATTCGGCAACCACCTCCATTGACTCTAATTCAAAAATGTGAAACGCACTATTATCTTTACCATCGCCGCGGGCGACATCAGCAACGATAAGGTGTGGTTTCTCGGGATCGTACCGCTTCCAGATCCAGTAGTTCCTATCGAATCCGGTGCGGTATTCGGGAGCCGTGGCTCTTTCTAAATACCACTGAATGTCGTCAGGATGAATAACCGTTTCACCAGAAACATTAAAATTACACTCGAGCTCCTGCGCGATCTGACGCTTGGACATGTTTTTGGTTTCTTTCTCAAACCAAGTTTTATCTCTATCAGGATGTACATCCCATAACAACGTGGTCATATGAAAATTATTTGTGCCAGCTTCGGCCTCAACGCAGTTTTGATGAAACCAATTTCCAACACCATTAGGCGTCGAAAGCGCTATGCAGCGACCACCCGTTGATAGTGTAGGATAAAGTGCTGTCCATAAGTCGCCTAACTTCTCAACATGGGCAGCCTCATCGACAACCAATAAAGAAAGAGACTCAGAACGACCAGCATCACCGGCAGTTGAAGACCCTTTAATCTGGGAGCCGTTTGATAATTCAAAAGACGTTCTATTATCTACAACAATCTCCGAGATGCGCATCCACGGAGGAAGGTGTTTAATGATTGCTTTTACCTTCCTAACGAGGTTGGTGGCTGTTTGTAATTTAGTTGCCACAATGAGAATGTTTTTGTCGCGATGGAAGAGCATCAGCCAACTAATATATGCCGCAGTAATCGTAGAGATGCCGAGCTGCCGTGCCTTTAAAATAATGTTGAAACGATAATCCGTAAAATCCTTAAGCAATTCTTGCTGATAATCGTAGGCATTAAAGGGGATAAGGCCCCTTTGCGGGTGAGAGATACGACAGTAATTGATAGTAAAGTAGACCGGATCTTTACCAGCCTTGACGATCTCTTTTAATATCTCTTGCTTAGTGAGAGCATTGCCCATAACATTTGCTACTTACCTTTACGCGTATCGTTTGATGGGCGCTTGTTCTTCGGGCCCTGCGCAAGCCACTTTTTAACAGCATCATCTAAACGATCCTTCCCGGATTCGCCCGATACATCTTCAACTTCAGTCAAGCCGCCAATACGATAATCACAATGTGCCTGCACGTCGGTGCGATAGTTGGAAATTCGCTGGACCAAAATGTGATGGTCTCCTTCTTTAGTGAGCGCGACCGTGTTGCCGGTAATAGCTTTATATTCTTTCTTTAAAAATTTAATGATCTCTTGAAGCTTGCGACCTACCTCGTCTTCAAAGCCGTTATCTTGAACTTCTTTAATTCGCGTTTCCGCCTGATAGGTAACGCGCAGGAGCGGACCATGGAACTTAACACCGAAGCCATCCATGACGCGTCGGTCATTAATCAGATGGCCATCTTCTCTAGATAAATTAACCAAACGGGCGCGCCCATCGGCCTGCAGCGACTCCTCGTGCGCTCCGTCATAGGCATTTGCTGCTGCCTGTCCAAGTCCTTGAATGATTTCGTATACTGTTGCCATGTTAATCTTCCTTATCCGGTCTCCAACCAGTTTCCCACCTTTCTTCTCTTCCTTCAATCCATTTTATGTAGCACAAGAAACAGGTTTCGAACTTGCTCATGTACAAATCATCACGAGGACGAAAAGAATAAGTAGAACATATAGGACACGTCCTATTGTGGTCTCTAGTAAGTAGTTTTTTGTTTATTAAAAATCCGTCTTGTTCTACTTTGTCTTGAGTTTCAGCTAATTTGGCAAACTTACGTTGCTCTTCCTGAGATTGAGTAATGTAATCTTTCTCTTTAGCGTCGTCCCAAAATCGCCGAGGATTATTAATAGTTTCTTCGCCATATTTCTGTGCGATTGCCTTCTCAAGTTTGGGAATGTAATTAGCATCTTTTTCAGTCATCGGCAACATCATCCAGATAGGGTTTAAGAGCATCCGCCAGTAAAGCCAAGAGGCGGGGGCTGCTTACAATAGCTTCAAGAACCGAAGGAGTGAAGGCAAGAGCTTCTCTATCTGCCCCATCCGTCCCTTGATCAGTGTATGAAGCATCGCTCCACGCATCTAGATCAATGTTCTTGTCTTCCAAAATAATATTTCGTATCGTGTCCAATATCGTCATTGTTTTTTTATCCTTTCTTTATGCTCGCGTATCATGATCACGGCTCTGCTCGTGTATCAAAGTTAATTGCACCGAAGGATACCCAATCGTCTACCGCGAGCGTGCCGGGGTTTTCTACCGTCACTTTGCCGTCGGTCTGGACATCTACGCGTCCGTAAGTATATCCGGTGCCATAGTCATAAGCTTGTGCGCTAAATATCAGTCTATTAGCGGGTCGATAGCCGGCGGGCAATGTAAAGACGAGATCGGCGGTGCCGCTGGTTTTTTTCGCCATCCCACGGATATGAATGAACCCCAGGCTATCTTTCATATATGACACGCCGAGGTAGGCGACACTATAATCTGCCCAGCCGGATCCGTAAGATACAGCAGTCCAGGACTCTTGCGCAATCGTGGAGCCGGCTGTCGCCACTGTTAAATCGCCATTTAAAGCAACTGTCCCGTCTGATTCAATTGACATTCTTTCAGTAAGTGTTGTCCCGCTGTCGGCGCATGTCCAAAAGCGGATCGCGCCAGGATGTGAAGATGCATCGGTCCACGTACC